TACAGACTTAATTGTAACACTAGGTCCGCTATTGTACAAGTCTAGACCTGCACTTTCGCCACTATAGGCAGGTGCATAACTTTCTACTTCGTTTACTAATAATGTATTTTTTAAATTATGATCACAATAAAAATTAATCATTTTTGGTTAACTTCTTTCCACTTTTCTCTTAGTTTGTTTTTCATGCTGCTTTCATCTTGTGCAACAGCTTCGTTTAGAGTTAGATGATTTTCATCGATTATCTTAAATTTAGAACGTGCAGTATCAATGTTAATTGGAAATAATAAACCATCTCGACCTGCACGGTTCTTTGCAACAAAGATACGACCTGTACCTTCACTTTTTTCCATAGGCTTGCGACTAATTGATAATACAACGTCTGCAACTTGTGCCTTACCATATGATTCGCCTAAGTTTTCTAGACCAACAACCTCAGACTTAGAGCCATCTTTGTTAGCTTGCGATGCTGTCCATACAGGTAATTGAAGTTCACCTGAAAGATTTCTTAATTCAGTGTAAATTAACTTTAATTCATGTCTTAGCGAATCAAAAGCTCTGCTTGATTTCATAACATCAGCGTAGTCAACGATAACAATGCTTGGTTTAAAGCCTTTAAGAATAAGCTTTTCAATATGATTTCTAAGTGTCAAAACAGATGCAGATCCGGTTGGATATTCTTTAATTACTAATCCACCTAATTCCATATCTTTGTACTTTTGAACGACTTCATCTTTTCTATCAATAACTTCATTACTTGGCATATCGCAAAGATTAGAATCATATCTTTTACCAACATCATGCTCTGATAATTCAAATGTATAATGGACAACGTTCTTGCCAGCTCTCATTGCTGAGCATCCCATATCAACTAAGAAATGAGATTTACCTACACCAGTATTTGCTGCTATAACGCCTAGCTCACCTCGACCTAAGCCACCTCGTAAGATATCAGGAGCATCTAGTCTTGTCAAACCTGTAGGACATACCTGTCTTACTATCTGTACAAATCTAGCTTCAATGTCCTCGAAGAAGTTATGTCCTGTCGTATTAGGCATACCTACAGAGACTGCTTCTTTCATAATGTTAAGTACAGATTCATACTTTTCAGTTTGAATTAGTTCAACACTTTTTTCTAGTGCTTCTTTAAATGCTTGGCGCTTACAGAAGTCTAATGATTTATCTTTAACATACGAAAGGTCACCAATGTCTGGGTTAGTTTTCATCCTGTGAAGATATTCTATTATTTGGTCTCGTAATACTGCATCTTTAGATTTTGATAAATCTTCTTTGATGATTGTAATAAGAATAGTCAGTGTTGGAAAAGTCTTATATTTCTTATAGTAAGAAAAGTACTTTCCACATAGATATCCTAGATATTTTAAATCAAAGTATTCTGGATTAACAACTTCGACCATCTGTGCAGACCAAATAGAGTCTGTCAGCATTCCTTGAAACACTTTTTCTTGGAATGGTTTTCCAAACTTTGAAAAGTTTTTTTCTACACTCATTTACTTTAAATCCTTATCATTGCTTTGAGAGTTAATAAAAAAGTATGAATATCAAAACTATTCAAGCCTTCTTTGTTTAACATTTTTAATAGATCAAATTTATTAATTTTTTCTTCTTTATTTTCTATTTGAAATTCAATTGACTTAATCTGACTAGCACTAAGCATAGCAGAGTCAAGATACATTAACTTCCAGTTTTTTAATATGTTATTTTCTTCTAATATAATATTTGAATGAAGCTTTAATTTGCTTCCGTTTTGAATTTCTTTGTTTGACATGTTTATTATATCAAGACAAGATATTTCTTTACACGTACTTAAATCTGGAAATCTTTTAGCCATCACTTTGAATCCTGCACCTTTAACTCCTTTAAGACCGTCACTTTGGTCGCCAGCAAAACATCTTGCAGCGCAAAAGTTAGTCGGAGAAATGCCCCATTTTTCTATTACATATTTTTGATCAATCAAATGTTTTTTGTTTGGAGACCAGATTTGAGTGTTGTCATCGATTAACTGATAATAGTCTTTGTCAGAGGTCACAATTATTTTTTTAATATTTTGTTTTTTTGTTTTTACTAAATAAGAAATTACATCGTCTGCTTCACAATCATCGACATAGACTTGTGTTACAGGAGTTTTGTAAAGAATATTAACAAGAGTTTTTAGCTGCCAGTTTCTGTCATCAACAGTTTCTGGTATATCTTGGTTATATTCACTTCTATTAAGTTTTATAGGACGTCGACCCATTTTATAATTTGGATCAATGTTTCTTCTTCTAAGAGAGCCGCCACCTTCCCATGCAACGACAATTTTGGAAGGCTTAAACTTTTCAGATAACGTCTGTATATTCTTAAGCATTCCAAAAATGCCACCACACAACTGTCCGTTTAAAGACTTAGAAGGATTGGCAGCAAAGTGTCGCATGAAAACGTTTAAGCCATCAATATAAATTTCAGGCTTTTCCATTTATTTCCTATGCTAGTTGTTTAAATGCATCTTCATGCATGTCCATAATTTCTTCTGCAACAGCTTTAACTTCTGTGTAGCTTTCTGCATCAATATCTGGGTCTTCTGTTTGGTTCTTTCTAATCATTGCTTTTTCTAGCAATTTATCAATCCAAGGTCCATGTAACTTATCATCAATCAGTTCATTAAAGTCTGATTTATAGAATTTCTTTTCTACTACTACTTCACCTTTAGGTGAAACAACAGTTAAATTCTTCCAAGCACCTGTTCCACTTACTTCTACTTCATGTCCATCAATCATCTCTGATCCATGTTTTCTAAGCAAGTCAAATACTTGTTCATGCTCTTTAACACCTTTACCAAAGTGAATCTCAAAGTTACAAGTTCTAAACGGAGCTGATACTTTGTTTTTAATAGTTTTTGCAGAAACATTGATTCCAATTGGCTCTTTATCTTTATTAACGATTTGTGAACCTGCACCTAGTTTAATACGTACTGAAGAGTGAAAAGGTATTGCCATTCCGCCCGGAGTAGTTGTAGGGTCACCGTATAATACACCAACTTTAGTTCTAATCTGATTAAGACAAACCATAAGAACTTTTTGATTAGCAATTACACCTGTAATCTTACGCATACCTTTAGATATAGCTCTAGCTTGCAGACCAATACTTTCTTTATCATAGTCACCAACAAGTTCTGCCTTAGGTGATGTAGCTGCAACTGAGTCCCAAATAATAGTTACAGGAACGTCTTTATCCATTGCTTTTGCTTTAATAATTGTGCTTTCTGAAATTGATAATACTTCTTCAGTACAATGTGTATCAACATAAACAAATCTTTTTGTAATATCTACACCTAACATTCGTAAGTTTTCAACGGATGTTGCATTCTCAGTGTCAATATACACTACAATTCCACCCATCTTCTGGGTAGACTTAGCAATTTGTGTAGCAATATGTGATTTACCTATAGAAGGAGGACCAAAAATCTCAACAATACGCCCTTCTGGTAAGCCGCCATCTCTTTGATTAGATATAATGTAATCAAGTTGTTTAGAACCAGTACTAATCCATCGCTTAACATGTGTCGGAGATTCATCTGTACTTAGATTATAAGCAACACGAGTACCTCTTTCTTTGTTCAGTGATTTAATAAGGTCAGATGTAAAGTCATCTAACTCTTCTTTTTTCTTCTTAGCCATGTATTTCTTATCCTTTGATTAAATTATAATTATAGAGAGTCCAAGTCAGCAAATGCATCGTCTAGAGAACTGTATTTTCCGCTAATTGCATCTGGTGAATCATCAGCTTTCTTGCTTTGAGAAAAAGTATTACCTCTTGTAGTACCAGAATCAGATTCCTCTTCATCACCGTTAAGCCAAGCATTGATAATATTTTCTAGCTCTGCATAAGTCTTAAGCTCGAATAAGTTATTTACATCTGGAATGTTATCAAGCCAATTTTTAGCTTTGCTGCTGTCCTCATTCAAAGGAGAATCTTTACCTCGAGGCCGAACATCAGTTGTAGCCCACATTTTACCTGGTGTCTTAGTACATGTAATACGTACATCACGTCCTTCAAGTGGATCTGTAATATC